GGTTCTGCGTGGACGGATGATTTAGAGGCTGACTACAGAGAGCTTGAGGCTGAGATGGAATCGGCATCCGAGGTTAACCTATCTATTGCAGGCGATGAACAATCATTGCTTAATGGTGCTTGGCGCGTCCGGGCAGGTGTTTAATGGTCGCTCGTAAGATGCAAGACTGGCAGATAGAGCCAATCCCTATATTTTGTTATTACGACCAACAGCGTTTCAAACAGTTTGGGGCAATGGACTGCGCTAACTGGTATGGAATTAAAGTGGATTCCGGTAAGAAACAGCAGGCATTGTACCCCGCAATGGGCCGACAGCATGTGCGGTTTCTTAACCAGAATCGTCTTATTTTTAACGCGCAACCCCGTGTCGAGTATAAATCAATCAATTATTTGTATGTGGTAGACGGTACGACCGTTTATCAATACGACCGTTTTTACAACCGCAAGACGCTGCCGATTAACGTATCGTTAGGCACGCCCATTTGGTGGGCTACTCTGGCCGTGGGTACGGTTATTTACAATATGATGACAGATCAAAACAACATTTTCGTAATTAAAGAGGATGGATCTACCGTCACGGCAGAGGTTGTTACCGACCCAAACGCCCCCGGCGGCACTACGACCGGCGGTAAACCTCTCTATGTTGCGGCGTTTGGGAACCGCTTCGTAGTCAGCGTGGCAAATACTCCTGATTTCTATTTGAGTACTATTAACCTAAGCGGTAATGCCAATACGTATTTTACCGACCCCGTGCTGGCCGCAGCCCTAAACGCTCGCGCCTCCGGTGTAATTGGTCAATTTGCTGTATTACATAACCAATTGTACATTATGTGCGATTTTACCACCGACGTTTGGGCTAATATTATTACCCAGATTACGGTCGGCGGTGTAACCCGTGAGTTTCCGTGGAAAATAAATAGCTCGTATAACTTTGATTTTGGTATTGCCGACCCTAACAGCCTATCGGTTGATTTTGGGATGATGGTATGGCTTGCTAAAAACTCAAATGGCCTCGTCTCATTCATGATGAGTAACGGGCAGGCGCCGCAGGATATATCCTCGCAGGCTATTAACGTATTGCTGGAAAACTCAACCCATCCGGAGACGATTAGTCCGTTTTTAGATAATGAGGTGGATGGCTTTTTATATCAATATGAAAATACAATTTTCTATAGGGCTGGAGCCGGTACATTTCTGGCTATGGGCGATCTTGATATTATTGATAACGCGAACTGTATTGAATATAACTTTGAAACGCAGACTTGGGCTAGATGTATTGAGGTAAACGGGGAGCGTAATCGCATACAAAAACATGTTTATTTTAATAACGCACATTTAGTTATTGTGCAAGATGATGCCGCTATTTATCAGATGGCCGGTAATATTTATCATAATGAGTTATTAAATCCCAATAGAACCAGCAATGATTCGGATGATGCTTTTTTAAGATTTCCTATGCGTTATGAGCTTGTTACCCAGCAGATTTTTCAGCCTGATTATTCGGAGTTTGAAGATGAATATGTGGAGATCGATTTCGTATTCGGTAACAAAACTTTCTATAGGAGTTGCGCTCCTTTTCTTAATACCACTTTTATTGTTGCAGAGGAAAGTACGCCAGACCACCCTATATACATATTATCAGAGGATGATAAATACCTTATTAAGGAGGGTTCAAATACACCCTCTTTTGGTGACAATCATTACTGTTCATTATTTAAACCTCATCTTGAGCTTTATTATTCTGATGATGGTGGTGAAACTTTCTTACAGGCCGATCTAAGAGAGTTTAGCCCCTTAGGTCAATACCGCTGGCGCATGCGATGGTATGAGTTAGCGCCCAGCCGTAACCGTTGTTATCGCCTCGTGTGCGTATCATCGGCGCCTATTGTTGTTTTAGGTGCTGTGCGTAACACACGGCGCGTAAGCGGGGGTGCTAACTAATGGCCTTATTTTTAGATAGGATTGATGCGGCCCCAATTGCCAATAGTGATTTTGACGCACAATTTTTGCAATGGTTATGGGTTTTAGTTGATGCGTTGAACGAAAACATTAATGATATACAAAATGCCTTAAATTATTTAACAGCGCCTAACCTAGCTATAAGAACGGAAACCGTGACATTGACGTCCGGATCGCCCTCTTTTACGGTGGCAAACGGCGCCTTGTATCATGTAGGAGATAACGTAATAGGTAATGGGATACCGACTGCAACCAATATTTTAACCATAGTCGGTAACTCAATTACCCTCGATGCCAACGCTACAATTAACGGGGCGTCGGCATTAACGTTTATCCCCACGCAAGGGGCTGCTGTAGGTAATGGCATTTTGTTGTATGACACCACCACCAACGTTTATGTAGGGATGCAAAACGGGGCGCTAGTCAAATTCACGACGACCGCTTATCCATAAGGAGATGCAAATATGAGCTGGTTATCGAGTTTTCTACACCCCGGCAAAGGTTACGAAAAAGGACAGGCAGAGCTTGATAAATATTATAATCAAGGTCAGGGCTATCTTAACCCGTACAATCAAAACGGCCAGCAACAATACGGCAATTTAAACGACATCATTAAAAATTTGATGGACCCTACCGAGCTTAATAAAAAGTGGACAGAGAGCTACTCTGAAAGTCCGCAGGCGATACAGGCCGAGGCAATGGCGCAGGAGCATGGATTGAACGCGGCCTCATCAATGGGGCTTATGGGTTCAAACACCGCCCTAAACGCGACACAGGCAGGCACAACGCAGATTGGGTTAGATGATAGGAAAAACTATCTTGATGACTTAATGAATAAGTACATGCAGGGCGCAGGTCTTGCTCAGGGCGTTTATGGAACCGGGGCTAACGCTGCGGGCCAGATGTCAAATAATGCCAATCAGATGGGGCAAAACTCAGCCCAGATGGCTTTTGGTAAGCAAAACGCCGGTGGTTCAATGTTCGCTAACTTGTTAGGTGCGGGGATTGGTGCTGCAGGTTCCGCTTTAGGTGGCCCAATGGGAGGCGCCCTGGCTAAACGCTGGAATCTTTCAGGAGGCGCATAATGGCTATTAATGTACCTATGCCCGCGTTGGCAGGGGATGCTTTATTAAAGGGTATTGATACCGGGTCGAACATGTTCGCTAAGATCATGAACGCCAAATATAACAATTCCCTTCACCCATCCGGGGACGTGGCAAACGCTCTCTATGTTGAGCAGATGAAAAATCAATATGGGGAAAACGATCCGCGCTATATTGAGGCGAAACGTGCGCATGATATGGCGTTATCCGGCCATCAATCGCTTATTGATTACCGGGATATATTAAATCAGACCGCAGGGCCACGCTATTCCTCAACCTTAGGCAAAACAATCCTTGAGGGGAAAGGGCAGGGCGCTGCTGATATTATTAAAAACCGGGGTAAAGGTGGCGTTCCTACAGGTGCTGTGGCTAAGGTAGGTGAGCAATATTACGACGCCCAAGGTACGCCTGTTTATTCAGACGATGAGGATACCAACCCTAGAACGCCTGAAGAGCGTGAGGCTTATGAGCGCTCAATCAATAAACAAACAGGTGATGCGGACGCCCGTAATACTTATTTACGTGCGCAAAACTTAGATAAAACGCGACAATCCATTAATCCTGTCGATTTAACACGCTATTCCGGCCCGCGGGGATCAATGAATTATTTAAAAGAAAACCTTAAAATGGCCATTGGTGGGCAGCCTAGCGAGGAGTATATTGCTCATGCTAAGGCGGTTAACTCAGCGTCTTTGATGGCCGATCAAATGCGCCAGTTCTATAAAGACTCAATACAGCCCTCGGCTATGGATAGATTGCGCGAGTTATCAAACCCATCCGCGTGGTATAAAAATCCGCAGGTTGCTATTGCTCAATGGGAGCAATTAAACAAGATTTTAGATCAAGAAACAGAAACCTATAAAAAAGCGGGAACCTCCCCTGTTAAGCTTAATAAACTTGATTTTGATGATGGCAAGTTTAAGTTAGTGCCAAATAAAAATGCGTCTGCCGCTGCTGAGGAACAAATGGGAGGCCCACCACCTGCGGGTGAGGATGACGATCAAGTGTTAGCGGTGTACGGCCCTGAGCTAATTAAGATAAACCCTAAGTATACTAGGGATAACATTAAGAGCACGGCTAAAATGCGCGGGATTCCCGTGGGTCAGGTTATCGATCAATTAATGGCAAGGGGTAAATAATGGCTATTGACCTTTTAGCAGAAGATCCGATTGACTTATTAGCCGATGAAACGCCGGAGGCTAGCGCTCAATCATTCGATCAGCTTGGCGAGGATGAGCAAAAAAAAGTATTGGACTTAGCTAAAAAGCAAATCATGACGCAACATCCCAACACCCCTGAGTGGATGATTGATATGATGCTTAAAGTCACGCCCAAAGATAAATCGCCAAACCTTGAGGCAGCAGCAAAGGGCGTAAGTGATGTAACCAACTATATTCCTGCGGCAGCCGGTGGTCTATTACAGGGCGCCTCTATCCCTATTCGGGGAGTAGCTGGATTAATACCGACAGATTTCACCCAGAAGTTAGCGAATAGCCCTGATTTACGCGATTTATTTCCCAAAGCTGAAGGTACGGGTCAAAAGTCCCTACAGATGGCCTCGGAGATTCTTGGCGGGGGTGGGTTAATTGGAAAACTTATGGGCGGCATTAAAGGGGCGGCAGCTTTGGCTAAGGTTCCTAAAATGCTACAAGGGCCTCTATCACTAGCGGGTGCGGGCGCTATTGCAACCCCGGGCGATGCTCAAGATAGGGCCTTAGGAGCAGGAGCCGGGCTAGGATTGGGCGCTGCGGGTAAAGTAGTCGGAAAGGTTGCCAAAAAAGCCAGCGATACCGTTCCTGCCTTTTTACGTGGATTATCCAATAAATCCACCCCCGAGGCGCTGGTTGAGTCGGTACAAAAGCCCCATGATAAATTATTAAGTACCGCCGATGAGCAATACGGACAGGTGCGCAGCGCTATTAAAAAGCGTGGCATTAAGATACCTGTTAAAGAGGAAAACTTGCAGCAAATAGCCGATATTTTGCCTAAGACGCGCGCTAGTAGACAGCTTATTGATAAGGCTAGGTCTGGCGATTATGAGGCCGTTCATAAATTACAGAGCCATTTATACAAGAAAGGCACGAAGGGTTTAGCCTCGGATGATATTGCGCTTGAAAATCAGGGTGAGGAAATATTAGAGCTTCGTAATAAAATAAATGAGGACTTAGAAGGGGGGTTAATTAAAGACGGGCATATTGACGTGGCCCACGTATTGCGCCAAGGTAAAAAGACCCATAAACAGATTATGGATACCTATTACCCACAACACTTACGCAAGGGAATTGGTAAGATGGTGCAAAGTGATTTAAGGTTAGTGCCTGAAAACCCAGAGAAATTATTTACACAAAACTCAGTGCCTATGAAGGACTTTTTAACCAAGCACCCAGAGGCTGCCAAGCATACTCAAGGCATTAAAGAAAAAGAGAAGGCCATAAAAGACTTAAAGAAAATCTTTTTAAGCACAGGGATTGCAGGCGGTACGTTATCGGGCGGTAAGATGTTGCATGATTTACTTAAGTAAGTCGCCTGCAACCATCCAAGAGCCACAAAAAACGATAACTATGATCAGAAATAACAGCATTTTAATCTCCTAAAAATGGGATTATAGGCTGATTGTTGGACAAAAACCAAGCATTAAATGACAAGGAGTCATAAATGGCATTAGGGATAAGAGGTGCTAACCCAATATGGGCCGAGTTTGACCTGCAGGGGAATCTTTTCGATGACACGTTTTATATGTTTGTCCTTGAAAATACTATCCCCTATCTACCGGCTAAGGTCTATCACGACCCTGATTTAAATACCGAGTGGACTAACCCTATACGCTTTTTAGGTAATGGCACGCTGCCTGTCGATATTTATTTTGAGTCTGATGTGGTTTATAGGCTTGAGTTTCGACAAGGGCCTACACAGGCCGACCCATTAATTTATGAGGTTGATAATTATATTGCTGGAACAGGCGG